AGCAACGGCGGATCCTTAACAATCAAGCTGGTTCAAGCCAATCAAATTCGCTTCCTCGGGTCCGAACCAGGTTTGCGGAAACTAAATCCTGCTTGCACAGGCAAAGACCGATATAAGGGCAGGTTGTGCAGCCGTTGTTGGGAAAGCGAATGCCGCTGCGGGGAAGGAAACGGGCGGATTCGATGCACGCTATCGTGTCCTCAGCTAGCTGACCGTACTGCTCACGCTGCTCAGATGAAATGGTTGTGTGTAGGTACTGAATCTCGGGCGAGCGCTTGCGAACGAACACCACCATCCCGACTTCAGCGATGCCGGTCATCCAGGAATAACAAAGAAGCTGAGGATCGAGTGCCAACAGCCCAGCCGGTTCTTCGGAATAGCGCGCTGATGTCGTCTTCCATTCAAGGATGGAGTGAGTTCCATCCAGTTCTCCGAGGGCATCAATGTAGGAGATAAACTCGGCGTCGGGATTTATCTGACGGCGAACTCGCACTTGCAACTGCGACTCAGGGCGGGCAACGTGAACCCGGTTCTCCTGACAAAATCTCTCCAGCAACTGGATGCCTTGCGTGAGCATGCTGTCCCAGGTGTCACCCCGGCCGTAATCGAGTTCAGAACCACGGAATAAGGCCCACTCATCGTGCAGCCGCTGACCGCAATCTTCTCTACGAAAGTAAGCTCCTAGTGCCGCTTCGAACGCACGGCCAAAGACAAGATTGGCGCGAATATCTTTTTCACGCCAGCCTTCAACATAGCGATGACGGTACGATCGCGGACACGCAAGATACTGGTTGATCTGGCTGTAGCTATACACCATTAGGCCACCTCCGGATCACGAGCACGAGTGAGCAGATATTCCCAATCGCCGGCTGGAGCAAAGGCGTTCAGATTTACAACGGTTCGGCCGTTCAGAACCTGATTGGAGATCTGGACGACTCCTTGAAGTCCGATCAACGCGCGAGAATCGATCTCGTCGCGGTCGAGTAGTTCCTGGCTGTAGCGGAAATCGCGCAGGAACCAGGCAAACTTCCACAGTACTTTGGCGGAACAGGAAAGGCGGCTAACGATCGAGGCTCCTGCACAAGCCTCGGGTTTCAGCACAAAGAATGAGATTTCATAGCCGGGCTTGAGCTTGTGCCAGCGGTAGTGTGCCTTCTGCACCTTGACCAGATACAGTCCGTCAGGAACATCGCTGCTGGCTGAGGATGAGCTGAGCCCTTGAATCTGGCGCCTCATGCCGCACCTTCTGTTCTCTGATAGCCGGCAAGCTTTTGCTGCAGGGCTTCGCGATTGCTAGTCGCTTCCTGGGAAAGGTGATCGATGAACTCGCCGAGCTTGTCGCGGCTCACCTGACGCAACTCTTGAGTGCCGCAGTAGTCAGCAGCATAGAGCTTGACCAGTCCTGCATCGAGCTGATGCTGGCGAACGAGGAGATACAGCCGATCGCGCATAGGGCGGCCATTGCCGTTTACCGCATGAGGAGCTTTGCGCACGACAGCAGCCTGAGGTTCTGACGTGGGATTCAAGGTGCCAATCTCCTCGATGGAACACAGTCCAATGCCATAGGCTTTGCGCAGTGCGCGATTCACGGCGCGCGTCTCGGCAATTCGCATTTCCGCTCCGCGGACCATTGCGGAAACGTTTCCCGGATCGGCATCATCCCCATAACCATTGAATCCCTTGCAGGTGGATGACTTAAAGGCCGTGGCTCTGAATGCCCAGCGCGATTCCGCGGGCGTGCAGAATCCCGCGACCGGCTGCACGCGAATCCCCACGCAGCCCTTACGGGTGGCTAAGCGAAGCAGTCCGCTGTGATTCACATACCAGGACCCTTCTAGCAGCAGGACTTCACCCAACTGCAGAGAAAATCCAAACTGGCGTGTCAGTGCCTGGAGAGCCGATCGCAGTGGGTAGCTGAGGCGACTGCCGTATTTCATGCGCGCCAGGCGCAGGTTCATGCGCGCCAGGTCGGCATAAGGGTGTTTCATGGGAGTGGCTCCTTTTCCGTAACGCAATTCAGTTGACACTGTATCGCCACTGACGTACAATAGCCAATCGAAAAGCAGGCTTTTAGCCAGCTTTTTCGCGCATCCAGAAATGCCATGAAAGTGACGAAAAGAGTCAAGAGCGCGACCCTAAACCTGCGCGTTTCTCCGGAGTTCAAGGAGCGGCTGGAGGAAGAGGCCACCAAAGTCAGGCGCTCGGTGACCAACTATGTCGAGGCCACGTTATTGGACTTGTGGGAGGGAATGGAGAAGGCGAGTTCTGGAAAGAAACGACACTGATCAACGTGCAACCCGGTTGCACGTGCAACCGGGTTGCACCTCAAGATCAAGCTAGAAGAAAAAGAAAGGATTCTCTCACCATCCCTCCGGCAGATTCTTGAAGTTGTAGTAGACGGGCTTTTTGGCCTCTTCCTTCATGTGCTCGGCCTCTCTTCGCCAGAACTCCACGATACCCGGAACTGCGCGATATCCCTTGAACCAATCCAGTGCCTGCGAAATTGAATCAGCTTGGTCATCGAAACGACCTCTGGGGAAGGTGACGAGCTCATGCAGATACTCAGCCCGCCAATGCGCGGTCTCCGGCAGATACACAAATCCGTTTTCGATGGTCGACGTTACAGAATGCAGGCGCAGGGTTTTGTCGAACTTTGGCTGATAACGGGTGATCCCATGAACGCCATCCGCAATCAAGTCCTGGATCAGCTGCGTGCCCGACGCTTTGTCTTCTATCAGGATGGTCCGGGCGCCGAAGGCTAAGGCCTGCTCCGATACAGAACGCTTGAGTTCCGGATATTCCAGTCGTTTGCGGAAGACGTTGATCAGATACAGATTCTTGCCCTTGGCTCCCCAGGTCGTGCACACGCTGTGGTCGCTCAGCTCCGCGGCCTTGTTCGCCGTATCCCAGCTCTGGAAAATCAAGTCGAAGGTTGCTGGCTTCTCTAGCTCGCCATATGACTTAAACCATTCCGCCTTAACCATTCCACCGCCCAGCGGAGCAGGACTTTGCTGGTATTGCCCGGCAAAGTTGTACTCCCCGACCGTCTGGCGAAGCTGTGCCAGGAGTTCCAAAGGCTCGCGCTCGGGGTGAAGAGCTTCACCGGCGCGTCGGCCGACGGTGCGCGGCCCGAGAGGTGTCTCGATCAGGTGAGACTCGTCGTTTTCGGCGATCGCTGGAAAGCTCAGCACATCCCATCGTTCCAGCCGCTGGATGTAGCCAACCAGATCATCTTCATGCAGTCGCTGCATGATCACGATGATGCATCCAGTCTGTTTGTTATTCAGGCGCGAATATAGCGTATGAACAAACCAGTCGTTGGCTGATTGCCGTAGACAATCCGAGAGCGCCTCGTCGGGCTTCAGCAGATCGTCGATGATGATAAAGTTGGCGCCGCGCCCGGTGAGCGCACCTCCCTTCGACACGGATAACCGGTAGCCGCGCGCCGTGGTCATGAACTCGCCTATGGACGACTTTGAAGGCGAGATCCGCGTGGGAAAGAGCTCGCGATAGACGGAGCTCATCATCAACGTGCGACAATCCATCGCGTGTTTCTCCGCCAGCTCCTGCGCGTAAGACGTGCAAATGATTTCTTCGCTGGGATTGTGGGCCAGCAGCCAGGCCGGGAAGACTACCGACGCGCAGTGCGACTTTAAAGACCGTGGAGGAACATTGATGATCAAACGCTTTATTTCGCCGCTGCGGCACTTTTCCAGCGCGTCCGCAATCATGTCGATGTGCCAGTTGGGAGAAAATTCAGTTGTCGGGTTCAGCTCAGCAAAGCTGCGCTCGATAAATGCCGGTAAGTAACAGCGCAATAAAGTCTGGTATTCGTTAGCAGTGAAGTTCATTTCGCCTCCTTCTGTTTTTGTTCAAAGCGTTTAAGAAAGTTCAACATCACTCTTTGATCAACCTCGTTGAGCTGTTTGGGATTTACAGCCTGCTCGCCGGCAAGCTGCTCTTCGGCAGAATGCGCCAGATTCGACAGCGTGCGGAACGCGTTCATGTCGCCGCCAGCGGCCTTATTGACTAACTGCTTGACCGCGGCTTCGAGTTTGGTGATGGTCTTGCGCCGGCCGTTTTCATTGATAACGACTCGCTCGCGCAGCGTCTTCTGAAAGACACTGAGAAAGCTCACCGTTCCCTTCGGCCGGCCAGCCGGGTTACCGGATTGGCCGCTCTTGAAGCGGGAGTGCTTCGGCGGTCGTCGATATCCCACAGGATTGTCAGCCACGGCTCGCCTCTTCTTCGAGCTGTGCAAAGCTCCGCTTGGATTCCGCATGCAGCGCCGTCTTGCCCGTGAAAGCCTGCCAGCGCCGTAGGGTGACATCTATGAAGTGAGGATCGATCTCTAGGCCGTAGCAGATCCTGCCGGTTCGTTCCGCAGCAATTACAGTTGTGCCAGAGCCCAGAAAGGAATCCAGGATCACATCGCCGCGGTTAGAGACATCCAGAATCGCGTCGGCGACCATTTGCACTGGTTTAACCGTCGGATGTAAGGAGAGCAGGTTCCCTTCATCGTTCGAGCGCGCCATCGAGAGCGCCGAGGGGTATTGCCAGACATTTGTGCGATATCTTCCAAACTGACCTAGTTGAATGTTGTTGATATGCGGGGCTTTGCCATTCTTGAAGACAAAAACCAGCTCGTGTTGCGAGCGGTAGAAGGAGCCTTGCGAAGCACGATCCTTCGCCCACACACAAAGGTGCTTGAACTCGACAAAGACCTTTCGCCCTGCCGTCAATAGCTCCCCTATATGCCACCAGTCCATGCACACGAAGACGATCGCGCCGTCGCGGCTATGCGCTTTCAGCTGGGAAAGAGCCTCGATCAGGAACGTAGTGAATTGCTCCTCTAACATCTCCCCACATGCCATCTGGAAGTCCCGGTGCTTTACTAAGCCTTTGCCGCTGACGTTGTCCTCGATCGCCACGTTGTAAGGCGGATCGATAAACACCATCGCGGCAGAGGCGCCATTCATTAGCGGCTTAAACGCTTCGTCGTCGCGCATCCCCACAACAAACGCGATGCTTTCCCAGCAGCCATAGGTCTCCCGGTTGAGTCACGGGGACAGCTTCGCCCAAATCGGGAATCTGGTCAGCTGCATCCACTCCCTCGGTTGCCGGCTCAAGTCCCTCAATAAGAAGGTCTATTTGCGCCATCTCGAAACCGGTGTCCTCTAGGCTGAAATCAAGGCAGAGCTCGGAAAGTTCCTTGAAGTGCTCGGCCAGGAGGCGGTCATCCCATTCCGCGTTTTCGGTCAGTTTGTTATCGGCAAGCATGAATGCTCGCGCGTGCTCCGGACTGAGATCGTCCAAGCAGATGGTCGGTATTTCGACGAGACCAAGCAACCTGGCAGCTTGGACTCGGCCATGTCCCGCGATGATTCGGCACTGAGCATCAATCAACACGGGGACGTTGAATCCGAATTGCCGGATGCTGGCGCAGATTTGCTTTATCTGCTTCTTGCTGTGTCGGCGCGGATTACGCGGGTCAAGCGTGAGCTCCGCCAGCGGGAGATACTTGATTGAGAGATTTTTTTGGCAGGTAGACGATTGGGAGTGCGGTACTCGAGCCACTCAACCTCCAGGATGAGTCGCGCCGGGAAACTCGCCTCCCGCTTTTGTATTTGCAGGGATTCCGCATTCGCCTGCAGAAACGGAAGGACGCTCACAAACCTTTCACGTTCAAGAATCCACGTCAACCTCCAGTGAGGCAGACGAGCCAAGTTTGTCAACCTTGTCGTAGTCCGGGAACGCACAAAAAGAAAATAAAGCCCGTGCGCCAACGTGTCCTGTTAATGCACACCAATTCGCTGTTTCCGCATAGTCCATTCCCTGTTCCCGCTGATTTAATTCCCTGTTCGAAAGCAGCGCCACAAGACTAAATCAAGGTCGATTTCCGCAATTTATGCGGCTTTCTTTTTGAATTTACGAATCATCGATCACAATTTTCCCTGATAATTTCCCTGTTAGCAGGGAATTCGAAAATCCCCTGGCTATGGTATTGTGCTCCGGCTTGGCGCGTTGGTTTTTATGAAGCAGCTATACGCCATCCTTAAGACCGGGAAGTTTGTGGTGTCCGATGTTCCGCAACCGGCACTTGAACCGGGCAGAGTCTTGGTGCGTGTTGCGGCGTCGCTGATTTCTGCTGGAACGGAACGGACAGTCGTCGAATTTGCCCAGAAGAACTTATTTGGAAAGGCGAGATCCCGGCCCGATCTTGTTCGGCAACTGATTCAAAAAGCGCGTCGCGAGGGTATCTTCAGCGTGCTGACATCCGCACATGAGAGGCTTGACCGTCCTCAGTCCCTAGGCTATAGCTGCGCCGGCACCGTCATCGCAGCCGGCGACGGCGTGACTTCGTTTCGAATCGGCGATCGCGTCGCCTGCGCCGGCGGAGGGTATGCCAACCATGCCGAGGTTGTCAGCGTGCCCACGAATCTGGTCGCGCATATTCCAAATGACACGATTCCATTTGAGGAAGCGTGCTTCACCACAATCGGAAGCGTTGCGCTCCAGGGACTCCGTCTGGCGGAAACACACCTCGGCGAAACTGTGGCCGTCATTGGTTTGGGGCTAGTCGGACTGCTGACGGTCGAACTTGCTTCGGTTGCAGGTTGTACTGTATTGGGAACGGACCCCGACGCAGCTCGCTGCGCTCTGGCTGAGAAGACAGGTTGTGCGGCGACCGCCGCGAATGCCGATGCATTCGAATCACTGGTCGCGCACAGAACCGGATCCCA